GCCCTGCGGCCTGATCGCGTACCGGAACGGCAGATAGTGCGGACCGACCCACTCGGGAGTGTCCGGCAGGATCGGGAACTTCTGCGCGAGCCGTTTCGGTGCCATGTCGGCGATGCGCTTGCCGAGGACCGCCGACGACTCGGTGAAGCTGTCGCCCTCCTGGTAGATCTTCACCGGGGCGTTGTCGCGGTTCGCCACCGCTGCGTGATAGTGCCGCAGCGCGATCTTGTTGTAGACGGGGCGGGTGCCGATCGTCGACGAGACGTAGCTGCGGTAGAACTCCGGCACCTCGTCGACCGGGGCATAAGTGGCATTCAGGTCTTCTTCCGAGAGGCGCCCATCAAGCTGCTGATGGGCCACGGCGAGACCGCGTTCCCACCGCAGAATGTCCGCCGCATGAACCGGCGTCGAACCCGGCGGCGGCGGCGCTGAGGGAGTGTCCCTCCAGTCGGTACGTTCATCGAACGGCATGGTCTCTCCCTCTCAAGATGTCCTCCTCACAGCCCCACATGACCCACCCCCCGGAGGACTAGATCAGGGGATGGCCCCGCTGCCGGGCAGGAATCTCCCACCCGGCAGCAAGGGACCTAAGGGGTGGGCACGCACGCAGTCTGCGCGGGCGCAACATCCGCAGCCGGCTCATTCGCCGGACCACCGAAGTAGAAGTTCGGAGCGGTGAACACCGAGCCGATGTTCAGCGGGCAGCACTCCTCACCCGGCGTCGGCTCCGGCGGAGCGATCGGCGTCCGCTGAATCACCAGATGCTGATCGTCCGTGACCGGGGTCAGCAGACGACCGGCGGTGTTGTCGGCGTCGATCGGGACGACGTTCCACGGGCCGCGGCCCCACTGCGGTCCGGCGAAGGTGATGCCGGTCAGCGTGAAGTTCGCGACACTCGCGGCGATCTCGATATCCCCGAGGGTGAACTCGGTGCCGAACGTGAGGAAGTAGCCGTACGACTTACCCGTCGACGCGGACGCGAAGATCGAGTCGTCCTCGGGGGTCGGGCAGTCGTTGCCTGCCTTACCACCGGCCCAGACTTCGAGGGCGACACCGTAGTCGGATTCGACGCGGCGCTGGTCGCGGACGCCGACGGCGTTGCCTTCCCAGTCGAGTTCCTGCTCCCAACCGTTGAACAGTGTGATCAGGCACGTGTTCACCTGGCACAGGGTGAGAGTCAGGTTGTAGTACTTGCGTTCGGGTGGGGTGCGGTCAGCGACGCAGACACGGCCTTCGGCGTTGCGCTGCTCGAGCTCTTCCGCTTCCTGCATGACCGGGGAGATGGCGAGGGACACCCAGCCTTCGGTGACCGCGTAGTTCGCGTTACCGGCGACGGGGAGACCACACGAGTTGACCTTGGTGGCCCTCAGGCGTGTGCCCTTGACCACGGGAAAGACAGCCACGAGAGGCTCCTTAAGGTGTGCGGTTAGGAACGGTGAGGCCGTCGGTCGACAATGTAACTAGGAGACGTGCAGATCACTTCGCGGTTCGCGGTGGTCGTCCTCGTGCTGCAACTTCCACCACACCAGGAGTCGATGCAGCAGAGTCAGGGCGAGGCTGAGGAGAACCACAGAGCGGATTTCGGCGCGGCCTGGGTAGTTGCCGAACCACCACACTGATGCGAGCTGCGTGCCCATCAAGGCGATCGCGACGGTCGTCGCCATCACCGATCGGCCGGCCTGCGTGGACCGCCACGGCGAGCGCAGCCCGTAGGCGATCGCGAAGATCCACGCCAGGATCGTCATGGCGGAGATCAGGATCCGAGCTTCGGTGTCCGGCGGGAACACCGCAATCACGATTGCTCCGAGAATGGCAGCTGCGGCGAGAGCGGCCCTGATCATGCGTGTCTCCTTCTTCCCATCGCGCGTTCGACCGCTTCACCGAAGTGATTGCGCTGCATCGCCGCTTCTGCTCGCTGCACGAGAGGGTCGACCACTTCCCTGCCGTGACGGCGTGTCTCTTCCAATTCCCGGGCCGCTTCCGCGCGTTCGATCCGGGCTTGCTTGACTCGTCCCACCCACCCCCACATCACCTGTCACCCGCCTGAGTTGTGTCCGGCTCAAGCACGGTGTCGTGGATCGACTCCGCCACACGCACACCCGCGGATGCGCCAGTGATGAGCCGGTCGATGTGCCGGGCCTGCTCGCGATTGGTCTCGCGTAGATCCCGGATGACGTCGTCCTTGATCTTCAGGACGGAGCTGTAGAGCCACCTCGGGACGAGGCCGCCGAGGATGATCAGCACGATCAGCAACCCGAGAATCGTGGAGGGCTGGGCGAGATGCTCTGCGGTCATCCCGAACATCGGCTACCTCCTGTCCTTCAGCGTCTGCATCACTGCAGCGGCTGAGCGGACGGCTCCGGGGTGTGCTCCGGCTCAGGGTTCGGGGCGGGAGGGTCATGCGGTGGCGTGTCCGCCTCCGCTCCGTCTGTGTCCGTGTCACTGTCGCCGGGCTCGGGCTTCGTCGTGGACTTCCGTGGCACCGCCTTCTTCGCGGTGGTCTTCTTCACGGCAGGCTTCGGCTTGTCGAGCAGCCCTGCCTTGCGGGCGTCCTGCTCGAGCACGACGTACGCGCGACGACGGCCGCCGGTGTCGGTGCGGATCTGCGACGGTTCGTCCACCGCAGCGAGTAGCGCCGAGAGAACTCGGCCCCGCTCGGCGGGTTCGGGGGTGACGGTGGCGAAGCCGTCCTCGACGATGACTTCCACTCCTGTAGGCATGACAGTTCCTTTAGGGGGTTGGGGTGACGTCGACCGCGGCGACGAGGCACTCGTATCCGATGACCAGTCCACGCTCGGCGATGGCGGCCTTGACGTTGTGGCGTTCGTCGAGAGTGGATCGGGTGACGTACGGATCGCGCCATACGGTGACGGGGCCGGTGGCGACGATCTCGTTTCCGAGGGTGTCTTCGTAGCCAGCGCCGAACGCCCACGTGTGGCCGAGCGGGGTCTTGAGGATCGGGGATCCGGACGAGCGGATGATCAGGTTGGCCTGTGCGGCGTAGGCGGCGAAGCGGGCGGAGGCGTGGATCGTGCCGTAGAACCCGGCCTCACCGAGTGCGACTTCGAGTGCGGCGACCGCAGACACGATGTCAGCGGTCGCAGTGCCGGTGGCATCGGCGGCGAGGCGGGCACCGAAGTGCGCCTCCGCGAGGCCCTGTTCGTGCAGGCGTGCGTTCTGCAGCGCCCGTTCCTCGTAGGCGGTGAAATCCTCGAGCGGGCCGCATTCGTCGTAGCCCCACACCACCAAGGGTTCGAACGGTTCGCCGGCGACCGGTCGAGCACCGGATTTGAGTGCGCCCTCCTGTGGGTTGGCGCAGGGGTCGGCGGCCCAGGTTCCCCAGCCGGTGGCGCAGTTGCGGGGGCGGATGGAGACGCCGCCGGACAGGAACCGGGAGGGTCCTGAGACGTCGATGAGGGTGGCCGCCGAGAACAGCCCGACCCCGATCGGGTTGACCGGAGGCGCGTCGTAGTCGACGGGGAGAAAAGTGGTCGGTGCGGTCACAGCTGGCTCCTGGTGTGGTTCGGGTGGTTCTCGGAACGGCGGCGGGACGGCCTCACGTGCCGCCGCCGTTCCGAGTCACAACCCCGCACGCCCCCGGGAAGGGGAGGCGTGCGGGGTAGTCCGATTAGGGCGTGACCGGGTCGGGGGTGTTGCAGGCAATCGTCTGGCGTGCCCCGATCGCCCCGGACGGGCAGATCGGGATGGTCACGTTCAGCGACTGGTTGCAACGCTTGCCGACGGCGATCGCGTCCTCGGTGAAGAACCGCGTGTAGCGGTTCACCTGGAGCTGTTCCTTCGGGTACATGACGCCGAGCTCGAGCACGTTGCTCAGGGACCGGAACCAGGTTCCTGCCGGGTAGAGCAGGACGTTGACCGTGCCGGGGTAGACGACGGTCTGCAGGTTGCCGGGCTGGCCGGTGCCGCGGGTCTGCCAGTCACCGACGAACTGCAACGCGATGTTGCGGGCCGTCAGCCAGCTGGTGACCTGAGCGTCGGTCACGGCCTTGGTGTCGGTGCCTTCCTGGTTGGCGAGGTCGGCGCGGATCACCTCGAACAGCCACGACGGTGCGACACCCTCGATGGTGGCCGTACGACCGAGACCACGATCGAGACGGAGGTTGGTTGCCATCAGCGCGAGGCTGTTGAGCACCGAGCTGCCGGCGGCGATCTGCGCGTCGGCGGGGATGGTGACGCCGGTGGATCCGGCGACCATGTCCAGCACGGTGCGACGGGACAGGGCCCGGAAGTGCTCCTGGGTGAGCGAGCGCATGAACCACTCGATCAGCTCGGGCCAGCCCTGGTTCTGCAGGATGCCGGCTTCGACGCAGTAGCCGACCGCGTTCAGCCGGAGTTCCTCGAACTCCTCGGGGCACGGGACCTCGACGCATTCCTTGATCGCCGTCGGGTTGCCTTCGGCGTCGACAGCTTCGAGCTGCGGTTCGGTGAAGAAGAACTGGAAGCTGTCGAAGATTGCGGACAGGTCCGGTTCGACGGGCCAGCGGATGCCGCCGCGCTTGATGGCGATCTCCGGGAGGGACACCAGGTCGGTGGCCTGGGGGACCTCGCAGAAGTCGTAGAGCTGCTCGGAGGGGGCGCACCAGCCGCCGGCTGCGGTGAGGCTGCCGCCGGGGAGGTTCTTCTCGTTGGTGGCCGTCTCGATGGCAGCGACGAGTTCGTGGCTGGTCTCGATGAGGGGCATCTCGCGGTCGAGGCGGCCGAGGGTCTGGCCGGAGAAGCCACCACGCACGGGGCGGCTCGACCGCATGCGCTGGCCGGGGCGGACGGATTCGACGGCTTCGGCGAGATCGGCGAATCCGACCTTGCCGGGCTTGAAGCCGAACACGTTCGTGTCCATGCGCCAGCCGATGTCCGGCTTCTTCGCCGCGGGGACCTTGGGCTTGCGGCCGGCGGCGCGGGAGAAGTTGGTGCGGCGGCGGCCGGATGCGGCGACGGTGTCGGCGGCGTCGGCTGCGGCCTGTTCGGCTTCGGTGACTACGGCGTCGACGTCGTCCTGGGACACGTCGTCGTCACCCTCGGTGTCGCCGTCGCCCTCTTCGTTGTCGGTGTCGTCGCCTTCACCCTCGTCCTCGTTCTCACCGGACTGTCCGGCGACCTGGGAGATGAGGTCTGCGGCCTCGGCGCGGCGATCGTGCTCGGCCTGCTCGATGTCCTGGGCGGCGGTGTCGATGGCGGTGATGGACTGGGCGAGGGAACGCAGCTGCTCGAGCTGTGCGTCGGTGAGGTCTTCGCCGCTGTTGACGATGTCGCGCAGTTCGTTGAACGACTCTTCTGCCTGGGCACGCAGGTCCGCCAGACCTGCGAGGTCGGTCGGCATCTCCTCGGGCAGTTCGAACGGGTCCATGGGGACTCCTCGTCTCGTTTCCTGTTGTCTCGGTCGTGACGTTGGAGGTCCCCGGCCCACAGCCAGTACAGGACTCCTCTTGTCTGGTCGGGAGAGTAAAGACGGACCGTGCAAAACGGCCCCGACACCGAGGGGTGCCGGGGCCGTTCCGATCCGGGGGTCAGGTGGTGGTGGGTGTGTCGGCGACGCGGACGATGGTGCCGCCGCCCGCGCGCCGCACTTCCCGCTTCGCCTCAAGCGGGGTGAGGTAGGTGCCGCCGTCCTCACCGGACGGCAAGGTCACCTTGTAGGTGTACGACGTTGTGGTCCCTCCGCTGGCGGTGAGGGTTGATCCAGCGCGTCGTCCGCAGCCGCATCCCATGTTCAGACTCCTACCTGTTCGATGATGGCGCGTGCTTCACGCCGACGGTCCACAGAGGCGAGCAGCTTCCGGGCCTGTTCGTTGCGGCGGTCCTGGGCGCGCATCTCCCGCACCACTTCCTGCGCCAGTAGTTTCGGATCCACGCGGCTGGTGCGCTTCGATTCGGCGCGGGGGCCGAGGGATGCGACGAGGGTGCGGGGCCGGTCGTTCTCGTCCGAGGCGCCGGCGACCAACACGGGGAATCCGGGGGTGTTGACGGCGAGCGCGGCGACGAGCTCGAGGTTGCCGCCGATGGTGCGCCAGTCCCCCGACAGCGGAGCCGACAGTCCAGCCCGGATCTGTTCGTCGGTGGCGGTGGGGTGTGGGATGCCAGAGAACCAGATGCCGTGCTCGTCCTCCCCCACTCTCACCAATGCGAAGCAGGTGCCGGTGTTGTCGTAATGCTCGGCTGCGGGCCGTGCACCGAGGCGGGGTCCGGCGTGCCCCGTGCCGACTGTGAGGCGGCCGACGGGCAGGCGACCGTCCGTGGTGAGAACCGGAGGGCTGGTGTGGAAGTGCGCGTAGTCCGTCTTGCTACGCGGGGCGACGACGCACTGGTCGGTGATGCCGACGTGGCACTGTCCGAAGCAGGCGAGGTGCCCGTAGATCCGGCCGGTCTTCGCGTCATAGGTGACCGGTGTCGGGCCGTCCAGCTGGGGGTTCGCGAACAGTGACGCGTCGTACGTCGTGTCGACGGGACGCGCCGCGGCGGCGACGAGCGATGCGACGACCGCGACGTTCTTGGTGACGCGCGCCGGGTCGAGGGTGAGGATCGTTTCCCCGAACGCGGGGGTCGAGACGAGGGTGACGCCGGCGAGCTTCGCGCTCGTGACGGTCTCGTAGATCTTGAGTTCGACGCCGTTCTCGTAGGCGTCCTCCCACATCTCCTCGGTGATCTCCTCCCCCGCCTCGTTGGTGTAGATCCAGTCCGCATCCACGAGATCCACGGAGGGGCCGGTGACGCCGTGGGCGAGCTGGTCGGCGGCCTCGTCTGCCTCATCGGTGTTGAGCAGGTAGCCGGAGGCCAACACCTGGTTGTCTTCGATGCGGGCGGTTTCCATGACACCGACCGTGTAGGCGGCGGCGTGCCCCTCGGAGGACTGCTTCGTCCACATGACGGGGAGGGGGAAGTCGCGGAAGCGGAAGTCCATGTCGGCGGCGAGGATGCGTCGGTCGTCGGTGGGGGTGCCGAGGACGGCGATGACGGAGTCGGTGAACGTCCGGAACGTCACCCCACCCTCGGTGTCCTCGCCTGCATCGTCGGGGGTGTCGGGGGTGTCGACGTCGGTGGTGTCGTCGATTTCGATGGTGTCTTCGTCTGCCATGTCCTGCTCCTCGGTGTGGATGGATGCAACCCGACCGAGTCCGGCAGGGTCTTCGCGTGCCCGGATGTTTCCTTCCTCGGCACGCCGGTCGATCTCGTCCTGCTGGGTGCCTGCCCGGTTGCGGACGGTGGAGTCGCCGGGGCCGCGTTCGGTGTGCCGATCCGACTCACCGGGGAGAGCTTCGTCGGCGGCGAGCACGGCGACACGGCATCGGCAGTTCATCACTTCCTCGGCGGGGCCTCGGGGGTCGCCGGGGTAGCGGATCTGGGCGCGGCCGACCCGGAACGTGGAGCCCAGGGGGACGCGTTGCCCGTCCGCAGCCCAATGCGATTTGCGGGTTCGACTGTCCAAGGTGCAATTATGTACAATTACCCCATTTGCGCTGTACCAATGCGCGACTGTCGAGAGGTCATAAACATGGTCGTCGAACGGCTCAAGCTCGATGTGGACGACATCATCCGCCGATACGAATCCGGCGAGTCCGTCGCCGAACTCTCCCGGTCGCTCGGCGTCCACCGGAAGACCATTGAGAACCGGCTCAAGAATCGTGGCGTCAGGATGCGCACTACAGGCGAGGCCGTGAGGCTCTCGGTCGCCCGCAACCCCGACCGAGTCGAGCAAGCCCGAGCCGCCCAGCAGCTCGCAATCGAAGCCCGGCGTCGCAGTGACATCGACAGCAGCGCGGTCCTCTCCGCCTACGAACGAGGCGACTCGCCCGCCACGATCGCCGAACAGTTCGGGTGCACTGGCGCTCACATCCGAGACATCCTGTTGCGTGAGGGGGTGACGATCCGCGACAAGTCTGCTGCCGGCGTGCTCCGTGCCTCGCGGGAAGACCCCGATTGGAAGGCCTCCAAGTACGCTGCGGTCGCGGCCAAGAACCGCGGACGCACCAAGCCGAGAGAGTCGGTTTTGCGCGGAGCTGTCACCAAGCACGAGCGATTCAGCCAACGTATCGGCGTCTACGAGGAACAGCTCGCGCAAATGCTGCGGAACCGCGGATTCAAGGTCGACCGACAACTCCCGGTGAACTCGTACAACCTCGACATCGTCGCCGACGGTGTCGACGTCGAGATCCACACTGCTCCGCATGGTCCGCACCTGAACCGCGGGATCATCTATCGCCGCGTCGACGAGCTGACCAATCTGGGCTGGCCCATCCTCTACGTCTGGTGCCCCCGCGGGCTCAGCGCCCAAGATCGTGAACAGGTGATCCGTGAGGTCGAGTTCGCCCGCGACAACCCACCCACGCCCGGTCAGTACCGGGTGCTCAGGTGTGAGGGAGAGCTTCCGCCCGCTCGCGGTCGTGATGCGTACGAGGGGGCCTTTGTAGCGTCGACGAGCGGCGTACATGGCTTCCGGCGAGCCGACAAGCGTATCGGGTGACACGCACAACCAGATCTGGGTGAGGTCTTCCTCGAGCACTTCGTTGCGCAGGGTGGCGGCTTCGATGGTGGCGTGGGACATGGCGCCGGCGGATTCGGTGCGGGCGACGGTCATGGCGCGGCCGGTCCAGTCCCCTGTTGTTGGGGACAGGAACTGCTGCACCCGCTGGCGTTGCGCGTCGGATCCTTCGCCGGCGGCGATGGCCTTGTCGAGTTGGACGGTGATGTCGCGGAACACCGCTTCGGGGGTGTTGACCATGCGGTTGCGGACTTGGCCGAGGTATTCGGATTGCAGGCTGCGCACGGTGGGGAGGTTGGCGAGGCGCCGGTCGATGGCGGTGATGTCGGAGGTGGAGACGCCGAGGGAGGAGGCGACGATCTTGCGGGCCTGCTTGGCGAGCGTGCTGTTCGGCAACTCGTCGACGGGGGCTTGTCGGTCCTGGCGTTCCCGGGCCCGCTCATCGCCTGTGTCGGTGTCGATGATGTCTTCCACCACCGCACCAGACGCGTCGAGGACGGCGAGGAGCTCGTAGCCGTAAAGCAGGCCGATGCCGTACAGGACCGCCTCGTCGAGGGCGAGCTCCCATGCCCCGGCAGTGTTGGGGATCTGGTCCGGATCCGGTGGAAGTTCGGCGGCAGCGGTCAGGGTTGGGAGGACCGCGGCTTTCACCTGGGGTAGCCACGATTCGAACGCCGCCATCGTCAATCCGTGGATGGCGCGTTCGGCGTCGAGTTGGGAGGACAGGGCGCGGGCGAGGTTGTCGGGGTACATCACGCTGCCCCTCTGGTGAGTGCGTCGGCGGCGTCTCGTTCGACCCATGCGGCGATCGTGCGGCGGGTGAACCCGAGACGCTCCACCGTCTGCCACGGCACGGAGGCGTCCCATCCTTCGATCAGCTTCGGAACATCCATGGCGGGGACGGCCGGGAGGTTGCGGTGCGCCAGGTGCATCGGGACGCCGCGGAACTGGGCGGCGTTCGCGCGGTTACGGCGCCGCTTGTTGGCGAGCTCCAACGCCCGCGCGGTGAACGTTTCGACGAACGCGAGGACCGCTGCACTGGTCACTGTTTCGGCCGGGGGCTCGTCGGTGGAGTCTGGTTGACTGACAGGTTCGGACTCGGGCAGCGTCTCCGACTCCGGCTCCGTGGGTGTGGTGTCAGTGGGAGCGTTGATCGCCGGCTGCTGCGGGGGTGGGGTGATCTGGTTGGCGACGCCACCGAGCAGCGGCGCCAACGCCGGAATGAGCGAGACGTCGGCGGCGGCCTTATCGCGAGCGAGCTCCTGCCACCCCTCGACGGTGGTGAGGTCGTAGCCGTCGGAGTCATCGAACCCGCTGTACTTCCGCAACGCTTTGGTGGTGAGTCCACCGCGGTCGTGCGCAACGGCGGCTTCGGCCTTCTTGTCCGGGTCCTGGGTGAGCGGTGTGGTGTCGTACCAGATGACGTACTGGGTCGGGTCGACACCTTCCCGCTCGAGCAGGGGTCGCAGGATGAACTGGGTCAGCGACGCGACGATGGTTTCGAGGACCGGTACGACGTGGACCTTCACGTCATCCTCGGCGATGGCCCAGGCGGACCAATGATTCGAGTTGGCGCCGAGTCCGAGGAGTCGTTCGGGTGCGACGTCCAGGGACATGGCGAGGCGGCGGATCGCAGCCTCACGGGTCTTCAGTGAGGTTTCGGCGACGGCGGAGTCGAACGTGACGTGCTCGACCTTGTCGGTCCACTCCCCCGGCACGGAGGCGATGATCGGCATGAACGCCGCCATTGATTCCTGGTCCTTGTAGGCGGTGGTGCCGACTTGGTACAGCAGGTCTTGGAGCTGCTGTACGGAGTCGGGTTGGATTCCGTAGTCGGGGCCCGCGGGGTCACCGGCCATGGGGGTGGCGCCAGGCGATGTCTGGTTGGGGAGGGACATTTCCTGCGGGACGAACAGGATGCCGTTGCCGACGAGACGGGACTTCGCGGCGTTGTCGATCGACGTGGTGGTGCGCACGATCTCGAGCAGGGTGTCTTCGGCGGCCCGCACCGGCGAGTCCGCCTCCGATGCTTTGCGGGGGTGCGGGTTCCACACCCGGAACAGCAGGTCGCGTTCCTCGTCGAACAGGTGCTTGGAGTCGTCCTCCAAGGTGAACTCGAGACCATCCGATCCAGAGGCTTTGATCTCGTCGCGGGACAGGACGATCCACTCTTGGAACTCGCCCTGCTCCTGGTCCTCGCCTGAGAGTGGTGATCCGTCGGAGTAGGTTTCGACGGATTCACTGTCTCGCACGATCATCGCGACGAACCCTTCACCTGGGACGGTGAGGGCTGTGGCGAGGCGCTTGAGGATCTGGGATTGTCCGGTGACGCCGCCGGCGATGTCGCGGACGATCTTCCGGACGGTGGGGTTCTCGGTGTAGCCGGTGGGCCGGCCGGTGTCGGGGTCGAGGTCGGAGCCGACGAGTTGGCATCGGGCGACGGACGCGGCGCGCCAGCCGACGTAGTAACGGAGTTCGCCGACCTTGTCGAGGAAGGTCCAGGCTTGTTCTTGCCAGTCCGACCCGGACGATCCCATTGAGGATTTGAAGGTTTTCGATGGGTCGGTGATTTTCTGACCGGCAGCGGTCAGCGTGCCCCGGTGTCGGGGGGTGCGTCGGATCTTGACTCTGCGGGCCACGACCAGAAGGTAGAGGCGAAGGGTGCAGGGTCAGGCCTCCTCGATTTCGATTTCCATGTCGTCGTTGTCGAGCTGCGCGGCCAACCCCGTCAGGTGGGAGGTGGCGAGTCCGAGTAGCGGCCACAGCCACAACGGCAGGTCGAGGGCCCACAGCACGAACGGAGCCGAGATACCAGCGATCCAGATCGACACGCACCACGGGCACGAGATGAAGTACGCCAACGTGGACTCGGGGCCGAAGCGGCGGAGCAGCCAGATCCTCGGGGTGTCGAGGATGGTGTCGGCGTTGATCAATCGGGTCGCTCGCATGACGGCGAGGACGTAGAGGAGGAGTACGAGGAGTGTGAGACCGTCCATGGCGCGCAACGGTAAACACAGCCCGTGCAGGGGGTTATCCGAGTTTGCGGGTGAGCCACGCCGGTGCCGGCGCAGCCGTGGCGGGGCGGGCGGGGTTGCCGAGACTCGAGGTGCGTCCACCGCGGGCGACGAGCCGGTCGTGGGCGATGATCGCGGCGGCGACACGGTCGGGTTGGTGCTGGCCTTGCTGCCACGTCACGGCCTGCTCGACGAGGGTGGTCATTTCGTCGGTGACGACGCGGCAGGTGCCGACCTCGACGGCCTGACGGAGCAGGGCGGAGCGGGCGACCGCGTCTCCCTTGCCTCGCCAGGGATAGACCTTGAGGTCTTGGGTGCGGCGGATGGCGGCGGCGATTTCCCGATCGTTCCCATCGAACCCGGCCTGGAGTTTGTCGCGGTACGCCTTGATGGCGCGTTTGACGACGTTCACGTACGTGGTGCCTGCCGTGTAGGTTTCGACGGCGATCTCGGACGCTTGGGTTTCCATGGCGAGCTTCACAGCGGCCTGCCCCCACTGCTCGGAGGTCATCTGCTCGGACCGGTCGTGGGTGAGCGCCACGGTCCCGTCGGGCAAGAGTGCGGCGGCGATGATGCCGGCCTCGTCCCCCTCCCCCGTCTCGGCCGGGTCGACGGCGACGATGCGCATGGTTGACCGGTCGGGTTGCTCGTCGAGCTGGTGGGTGTCGAACCAGGTGCGGGTGAACAGGCCACCTTCGGCTGGTGTGGGGGTGCCTTGGTAGAGGGCGTACCAGACGCGTTCGCCCACCTGTCGGCGAATGTTCGCGAAGTCGGCGGGGGTGTGACCGCGCGCGGAGATCATGGCGACACCGGGTGCGCGCCCGAGTTCGTCAGGGATTCCGTCTTGGGCGACTGCGGGGATGTTGATGTGCCGCCACGTCCGCTGCTCGGGGGGCAACTCCTGCTCGGCGGCGAGGATCTCTCCCGACAGGTCCGATTCATGCCAGCGGGTTTGGATGAGGATGATCGACGCTGCCGGGGACAATCGGGTCAGGGCGACCGACTTGAACCACTCCGACACCTTCCGCCTATGGGCGACGCTGTCGGCTTCCTGCATGTTCTTGTATGGGTCGTCGATGACCATGAGGTCTGCTGACTTGCCCGTGATGGAGGAGCCGAGGCCGACTGCCTTGTAGCCGCCCTTGCCGCCGGAGACCTGCCAGGCGGACACCGATGCGGACGTCCGCGAGAGTTGTAGGCCGAGTTTGTCCTCGACGGGTTGGCCGGTGATGGCGTCGACGGCGCCGGTGCCGGCGGTTTCGATCCAGCTGCGGGCGGTGCGGGAGTGGTCTTCGGCGAGGGAGTCACCGTAGGAGGTGACGATGACTCGGGTGTCCGGGTTGAGCTGCAGGGCACGGAGGGGTGCCCATACGGCGCACATCGTGGACTTGCCCTGCTGCGGGGCCATGGTGACGAGCAGGTGGCGTTGTGGGGTGCGGATGGTCTTCTCCACTTCGCGGGAGATGACGTCGATGGCGGGGGTGGTGACGAAGTTGGAGTCGACGGCGGCGGCCAGCTCGGCGGGGTGCCGGTATCGGGATTGGATGACGTGCCGGGTGTGCTGGGCTTGGAGCCACGCCATGAAGGCCTGTTTGCGTTCGGGGGGCCAGCCGTGGGTGTGGTCGCGGAGTTTGGCGGTGAGGTCGTCCATTGTTACGTGGTGGTGCGTCGGGGTTGTCCGGCTTCGTAGCTGGCGAGGAGTGCACGCAGTCGGGCGTTGAGTTCTCGGAGCCGGGTGTTCTCGGCGCGGAGCTCGTCGATCTGGTGAACGACTGCGGCGATACCGGTCTCGAGCTCTTCGATGCGCCCGGTCATGCCTTTGCCTCCGCTCGGCGGGCCTGCTTCGCCAACTGATCGATCAAGTCATCGCGCTGCTTCTTGTACCGTTCCGCCGTCATCCGCAGGTCCTCGAGTTCGTAGGCGTGTGCGCGTTTCGTGGTCTTGGCTTGGAGGCGGGCGGTTTCGGCTTCGACGGCGATGGTTTGTGCGTAGAGGGAGACGGCGGTCATGGGGTGGGCGCGGATCTGTTTGATCAAGCGGAGGCTGCAGCGGAGCATGTGGGCGGTGTCTTCGGCGGTGTGGCCGCGGGCGGTGAGTCCGGCGACGACCCAGGAGCGGTCTTCTTGGGTGAGGTTGCGGATGTGGAGTTGGCCGGCTTGTGCGGCGGTGATGAGGTGTTCGTCGGGTTGCCAGTTGGTGGTGGGTCGGCAGTCTGTTCGGCGTGGGGTGAGGGGGCTGCGGGTGCGGGGGCGGGTGTCGTGGCTGGTGTCGAACAGGGTTGGTTCGTTGACGCTCACTTCTTCCTCCTCGTTCGACGCAGCGCCCAGATCTCCAGCAGGCACAAGCTGGTGAAGACTGCCCATCCGATGAGCAGGATGACGATGCCGATGTGGTTGGCGCTCACCAGCGGCAGCTCTCGTGGAACACCCCGTCGGCGTTGACGACTGTGGCGCCGGATCGGATTTCGGCGCCACAGTCGCCGCAGCGAGGGAAGCCGGGCTGGGCGGTGATCTCGTTGCCGTTGAAGTCGACGACGATCACCTGGTCGGGTTCCTCGTAGTAGTCCTGCATCAGTGGTCCCCCTTCCCCTTGAGCCGCTCGCGTGCAGCTCCGATTCGATCTGGGCTGACCTCAGTGATGGGCGTGATGTACACGCGGGCGGTGAAGTCCTTGACCGTCGCGCCGTCCTCGGCGGTGCATGTCAGGACTCCGAGTTCGGACAGGTTTAGTGGTTCGTCCATCAGTGGTCCCCCGGCTTCCTCTGCTTGAGGATGATGCTCAGCGGCTCGAGGTCGTTGCGGGTGGCGAGCGACCAGGTCGGGCACGGCCAGCCGAACGAGCACGTGGCGCACCCCAGCTCGAGCACGGAAGCGCCGATCTGTCCTGTGTACTTCTCCGCGTCCCGCACCACTGCGTGGTGCTCGCGGGCGAGCTGCTCGAGGTAGTTCTTCACCTCGTAGTAGTTGTTCTTCCACTCATCGGCGGAGCGGTGCGCTTCCTCGATCCACCGCTTGGGCACCACGTCGTCGGCGAGTACCTTGCGCCGGAACATCCAGGCGAGCAGATGACGCCACGGATGGGGTTTGACGTACACCTTGGGGTAGAGCGTCATCGCTGGCTCTCCGTGTCTTCGGTGGGGGTGGGCTCGTCTGGGTGGCGGTGGAAGCCGTCCTCGATCAACGTCTCGACAATGTCCGGAACAGTGAGTCCGGCCATGAGTCCGTACGAGATCAACGTGCACAGGTCTTGGCGGTCCTTGGCGCGTTGGTCGTGCCACTGCCGGATTTCCATGAGGGAGTCGATGACGGGCTGCAGTTGGAGGAGTTCGGCTTTGCACTCGGGAGTAGGGATTTCCCAGCCGCTCGTCTGGTTCCAGACGACGACGTCGGCGCAGGTGACGCACACAGCGACCGAACCATCAGGCGGATACTGCGGTGCGTCGTCGGGTGGGATGAATGCGGCGTGGCAGACGGGGCAGGTCATTTCGAGGGTCACGTGAAGTACGTCCTCTCGGGGGTGTAGTGCGACTTCATGTGGAGGCCGGCGGCTCGTTCTTGGTCGGCTTGGGAGACCTTCAGGACTTTGTCCGGTGACCCGTCGAACCATTCGGTGATGAGCTGCCAGTCGCAGTCCTCGATCGGGCACTTCTTGTACGCCTTCACACGCCGCTCACGCATCGCTCGCACCCCTGTCCTGTCGTGCCTTCTCCCACATCGCCTCGAGCTTCGGCATGTCCTCCGGCGGGATGCGGGTACCGACCGGGAGCGCGGCGAGGTACCGGGTCGCATCGTTGGGGGTCTGTCGCCATGCCCGGAACCGACCGCACATCAGGCACTTCCCGTGGTCCCCACTGTCGAGCAGCGGGTCATCGCACAGGCAGACTTTGTGGGCGGCCTGGACTGTCGAGCAGTCGTGGTGGAACAGGTGGGTCTCGCCGCGCCACAGCGGTTGCTTCGAGTCGTTCCAGGAGAGGGAGCAGTTCACGGCATCACGTTTTGTGGATCGTCCGCCGCACCAGGCGCACCGTGTGAGGAGTCGGCGCCGCCAGGTCTGGAGGAAGCACCATTGGATTTCCCAGTGGTGGATGTGCCACTTCCATCGGGTGCCTCGGCATTCACCGCGGAGGGCGTCTTCGCCGTGGGGTTCGACGTGCCATACGTTGATGAGGTCGGGGAAGTACAGCTCATGGTTGAGGAAGTGCACGAAAGGGAACCGCGCGGTGGCGTGCGGCTGTCCTCTCCGGATCTCGGGCCAGGGGCTGCGGATGGTGAATGCCAGGACGTTGGGGTCATGCATTACTGGTTCTCCTCGGCTTCGTCGGCGGCGGCACGGAATGCGTCGGCCATCTCTCGGAGTTTTGCTACGGTCGGCCGCTCGCCCATCGAGCGCAGACCATGTGCCTCGAGGATCGCGTCCGAGACGAGGGTCATCTCACCCATGGGTCTCCCCCGTCCTGCTCGCCGTCCCGGTCCTGGTCCTCAGTGCCGTCCTGGTCCGTCTGGAATTCGGGCGGCACCGCCAACCCGATCTCCTTCATCAACCGAGCAGCCGTCGCAGCGAAATCCTCACCGGAGTGCGCCACATCCACCCGAGTCGGAGCGTCCAAGCCGAGGAGCTTCGAACGGCGGTCGGAGATCTTCACCAACGCATTCACCGCCGGCGGCACCGCCTCGAGGTTCTGCGCGGTCACCAGGCGCTCCAACGCATCCGCCTGAATCCGATGGGCTTCGTCCAAGCGGTCCGCTTCGATCGCCCGGTACTCCTCCACCGCCTCAAACTCAGTCCTGTCGAGAAGTCGCTTCGCCGCGCGGTACGCACCCGACGGATCCTTGTAGCCCAACTCGTCGGCGATCTCCGCCCACTGCTTCCCATCCCGCCGCAACTGCAGGGCTTGCCGGGCCTTCTCCGACGCATCCAGATTCTTCGGATTCGTGGGGCTGGTGCTACCCATGGGAGCCTCCCTGGTTGACGAGCGGTGGATTGACAGGCTCCGGGGTATAGAGAACGGTTATCCTGCCGGTGAAGTGCTTGATGAGCCAGTCCCCTGGCCAGGTGGCCTCTCCGTCGCTTCGGTCGCCGGGGTCAAGTTCCAGCCACGCGTAACGCCCTCCGACGTTTTCGAAGATCCTTCCGATGCTGCGGCCTTTGATGTGGACCTCTACAGCGCGAACGATGACGCCGATCGGCAACGACTCCAGTTCCTCCACTGTGGTGATGGTTCGGGGTGCGAGCATTCCGACGGCGATGCGTGCGGCGCGTTCGATCCCGTCCCGGAAGTCTTCGGTGAGGTAGGGGTCGGTGCCTTGTGCCTGGAGTCGTTCGGCGCAGGCGGCCTGTTCGATTCGGGCTTCGAGGACGATGGGGTCGGTCACGGGGGCCTCGTTGTCGGTGGTGGGTGGGTGTGGGTCCGGCCCCGTGCACGGGAAGCTGTGCACGGGGCCGGGGTCTCAGGTGGCGGCGAGGATGAGCGCCAGGGTGCCGACGATTGCCATCCAGATGAGCAGTGCGGGCGGGAGGGCGAAGAGGGTGCCGCGGATGGGTCCGTCGAGTGGCCGGGTCATCGAGTTTCCCGGGGATCGAACGGGCGGGGTCCGGACTGCTCACCGATCGCGACAAGACCGGTTGGCGAGATGGCTTCTGCACCATCGAGCAATGCTCCGAACGCGGCCTTCGCTTGAGCTTCTCGTTCGGGGGTGGCGGTGCCGCAGGGGAAGCAGACGTAGGCCCCGCCGGGTCCGTAGGGGCGGAGGTCGCGGATTGTGCTGCCGCAGTAGTGGCAGGCTTCGGCAATTGGGGCGGTGTCGCTCATTGGGTCTCCCAGGTGCTGATGGGTGCGTCGTAGGTGGCCGGCACGTCGTGGCAGCCGGTGAGGATGGCGGCGAGGGTGTAGAGCGCGGCGATTGCGGCGGACACCTTCAGCCGGGTCACGAGGTGCCGTCCAGGGCTCGGCGGATGTCACCGACCGTGTTGCCGTTGAAGTCGGAGTCGAGCCACTCCCCTTCGGTGTTCTGACAGAGGTCACGCACCCGGTCGAGGGCCTCCTTCGCGCGGTCGCGTTCGAACTCTGCGATGCGGCGGCGGTCGTACTGGTCGTCCCGCTGTACGACGACTCGACGCAGTTCCTCCTGTGCCTGGTCGAGTGCGTCAAGGAGGGCCGTCACCACGTCGGGACTGACGGCTGCCAAGTACTCCGGTACGACCATGTCCGGCTCTTCGTTGTCGATGTCCCCAAGCTGATCGGTTGAAGCCACCTCGACATACGCGCCGGGGAACACGGGTTCGTGCTCGTCGAGCCGGATGGAGCCGTGCTCTGCGCCTTCGTCGTAGACGGCTTTCCATGGGCCGTCGTAACCTCCCCCGAGGGCGGCGATCAACTTTCGCAGTTCGGCGCGGCGTTCGGGTGTCGTCGGATCGCTCATGCCTGGGCCTCCGTCCGATCAGTGAAACCGAGGGCAGGCGTGGGCCATGCCATTGCTTCGTGGGTGATCCGATGGCATGGGCTCATTGCCACCTTCACCGATCCCTGAAAGCGGCTGCTCACGCCGCACCGCCGTCGATGGTCAGCTGCGTCGACAGGCCGCACTTGGAGGCCAGCTGCAACGCGAACATCTGCCGCACATAGAGCGTCTGACGAACCTGACCGTTGTGATGCCGCGGCGCATTGTGCTGCGGACGCAGGTCGAACCAGTCGAGGTACTTCGCGTACGCGCGGTACTCGTACTCGGCGACCTTGCGCTGCTGCCGGTTCGACCAGCGTTCCCCGATCAGCGTGCGGTAGATGACCTTGCGGTCGAGGAGCAGGGCGTACGCCTTCGGCTCCGAGAGACCGAACTGGGCAGCCCAAGACTTGACGGTCGCGGCGTCACCGTTGGCGACGTACCGGTCGTGATAGGCGATTGCCGGCGCAGCGGACTCGAGGGCCGCGGCAATGACCGCCTTCTCCTCCTCGGCTTCGAGGACCATGCGGGCGAGGTCTGCGCGGGTGAGGAGCTCGGCGCGAGCGGGTGCCGTCTCGGCCACACGGGTCTGGATCGCGAAGTACGCCTGCGCATCGGCGATCGACTGCTTCCGCGGATCGCCGTTCATGACGACCAGGTAGCAGGCGAAACGGGACAGTTCGTAGTCCTCGATGCTGCGCGAGGAGTCGTTGCCGTACTGGACCACCTTGTCGACGCCGACAAATTCGCTGGTCACAGCGTTTCCGGTGTTGGCGCATGCGATCTTCGCGCGGTCGATGGCGGCAGCGAAGTTTCGCCAGGTCTCGTATTCGACGACCTTGCAGAGGTCGCGGGCCGACCAGAACTCTGAGCCGTCGGGCCGGGTCTGGCGGATTTGGTCGAACGGGGATTCGCACCCGCGTCCGGTAGTCTCTGGAACTGACATCGAGCTACTCCTCGGTGTTCGCGATCCGTCAGCGTGTCCGCGCTGGCGGATCATTTTTGTGGGTCGGAAGATCACACTACGCGACTGACAAGTGGATTGCACACCACAATCCGTCGTGTCATAGCGCTTTTTTCTTCGCCTGCTCCTGCAGGTACAGCGCCGTGAGGCTCGGCCGCGACGACGGGGCCGGAGAGTGCCCACACACCGCCGTATCGACGTACCCGTCGTCGTCACACAGGGAGCACTCCGCGATCGCTCTCGCGCGATCCTGGGCGGCAAGACGCAGCGCCTCCGAACGCGCCTCCCACGCCCGACGCTTCTGCCCGTCGTCCCAAGCGCGGCGCCGGCGGCGGGCCTCCCCGCAGGGGTGGCACGGCGACTCGGTGCCCTCCGGATGATCGATGCAATGAAGGGAGGGCGGTTCGGTTTCGCGCGCGCTGTCTCCTTCCGTACTTACGTAACCACCTTTTAGAGATGGAGTAGGAGAAGGAGCAGGAGTAGGGCCGGGGTTGGGCAAGGGGTTGACCCCATCCCTTAGGTTTCGGTTAACCGAGGGGTTCGGGTAGGGGTTAACCCAAGGGTTAGCGGAGGGGTTGACCTGGGGGTTAGGCGTGGGGTTGAACGGCTCCAAGTCGGCCGGATCGATCGCCTTCTGCTCCAGCATCGACACCACCGCAGCCCGCTCCCACGACGACACCCCAGGATTCGCCGCCCGGATCTTCCGCACCTCATGCACGAGCACGCCCCGCAGGGTCCGAGACGCCAACTCCGCCCGCGCGTTCGCCATCGACACGGCCATGTTCGGGATCTTCCACAGCCCGTCGTGCTTGACCCACGACCGCAACAGGAACTCCCCCGTCACCGTGTCGATGATCAGGAACAGATCCCGCGACAACTCCACCGCCGCAGCCTCCACCGCGGCCGGGGTCCAGCCTTTCGCCTTCGTGGAGATCTTCCCCGGATGCCACTCCCCTGCACCGCAGTACGACAGGCCGGGTGAGTGCCACAGGGTGTGGTAGAGGTGCTGGGCCTGGGGGGTGCAGTCGAGCCAGTCGTCGTCACCCCAGATGGCGAGGTTCATCCGTGAATGGTCTTTGCCGGTGGACGCCATCTACGCCACCTTCCTTTCGAGCTGGTCGATCGGGATGGTGTGCCCGGACATCGGGCACGTACGGCTCGTGGTGTCGTCGTGCCGGCGAACACGCCCCGAGTACTCGGAGGCATGCACCTGGCGACGGCACACCGGGCATTCGGTCACCACAGCGCCCACTCTTCGTCGGCAGGCTCAGGTGCGAGCAGCTGCTCCACAGCGCGGTGTTCCTGCTCGCGGTCCTTCGACATCCGCGCCCGACGCGCCTCCGCCCGCTGCTCGTCAGTGAGCGAATCCACCCACCGGGTGATCTGCTTCCAGGTCAGCGTCACGACGTGTTCCGGATCGGTGGCCTTCCGTTGGGACGTGTAGTCGCCGGCAGTGGTGATGGCGATGCCCCACGGGTAGGTCTTGCGGAACAGGTGCGCGTCCCACCACTGCTGGTCACGGGTAGTGCCGCTCCCTTGGCTTTCACGGATGTGGCCGCACCAGTAGTCGGGGTAGTCGACGAGGCCGAGGACCAGGTGGTCGCTGAGTTCGCGGAGTAGCCGGATCTGATCGGGGGTCATGGCCGGTCACCGATCAGGAGCTCGAGCGCCGACGCGGCCTCGTCGTGCAGCTTCGCCACATAGTCGCCACCGGACTCGCGAGTGACATCAGCGAGCAGGTGCAGACTCTGCGCGTACTCCCGCACCCGACGCACGATCCCCCGAAGCTGGTTGTTCTCCTGCACCAGCCCGGCGAGTGCACACTCGGTGTCCTCGAGCTCTACGCCCGTCCGGTCCCACTCGTGAGGCGGGTCGGCGCCCGGGTCCCCCCAGGCGCCGACCTCCACGGCGGTCATGCGACGCCCTCACGAGCCGCCGTCGAGACATACCGGTAGTCACGGACCCTCGAGCTCACGCCAGGGGCACGCGGGGCCGCCTCGATGTCGTAGAGCGCCACCAGGACCTCATCCAGTGCGGACAGTTCCTGGCGGTCATACGAGTTGGCGTCGTCGCCCTGGAGGGCCACCTCGGCACGGAGGTAGTTACGTCTGCGTTCGAGCACTCTTGCGGCCTTGTCGAGTTTCATTTGACGCTCCCAGATATGGGTTCCCCGCGCCGGTGGCGTGCCCGGTACAGGACCAGGCACGCCGCGACGAACAGGAACCGGCCGAGGATGATCCCGGCAAGGATGGTGAACGGCAGGGCCGCAGCAAACACGGCCTTCTCCGTGGCGGTCACGACTCGCCCTCCTCTTCGCCGAGTTCTCCGGACAAGTGGTGGTGCCCGCAGAACGGCCAAGGCATCGAGCAGAACGAGCACTGCGGGCCGTTGCCGTCCATGTCGAACACGGGCCGGGAGTGCAGCGCGGCGTAGCGTTCCATCTTGTCGGCGATCCAGTCGGCGGCATGTTCGGCCTGGGACTCATCGAGCCCAAGCTCGTCGCGCACCTCGCGGGTGAACGATCGCGATGCTCGGAAGCGGGGCGGCTCGGACATAAGCGGCCGGGTACCGCCGGGGGCGATGAAGATCTCCTTGAACTCGGCGAGGTTCCGCTTAGCGCGGTCGTTGGTGGTCACGGCGTCACCTCCGTCCAGGGGCCGGAGGTGACGGTGCGGGACACGACAACGTTGCCTTCACCCCACGCCTCGGCGAGCGATTCTGCGGGTCGGCGGCCACCTACCCACGCGACCGTGCTGCCGTACTTCTCCGGTCGACGCACACCCCATTCGGTGTGTGTCTCAGGTTCGGCCTCCGGCTTCCGCCACCCCTGCTCGATCAGGAAGTCGGCGACGCCACCGAGATCGAACACGCCACGGATATCGGCGAACGCCCCACCGCCGTAGCGTCGAAAGCTGCTGGCAGCGGCCGAGTGGGTGTAGTCGAATCCAATCGAGATGTCCTGCATAAGCTCTGCGCGCGCTTTGAGGCTCATCAGTCCTCCCCAAGGTGGACAAGGGCGGCGCCGGCCATGTCGCACACGATGGCGGCCACGGTCAGCCATCCCGCGGTGCACAACGTGCCGATCCCAGCGATGGTCACGAGAGTCTTCATGCCGCACTCGATTCGGATTCCTCGGCGAGGTACGCCTCGGCCGCCGCATCCAACTCAGCGATGTCCGCGGCGACCGTGTGCAGCCGCCCGAGCGCGTTCAGCTTGTCCGGCCGGAAGCCGGACCAGTGCATGTCACCGGCCACCACAACGGGGACACCGTTGTAGCCGAGCAGTCGCACCGCGTCGAGGGCCTCGGGGTCCTGGTCGACGTAGCGGATCTCGTAGGGCGTGCCCTGTCGATCGAGGTGCCGCTTGGTGGCGGTGCACTGCTGGCAGCCGGTGGTCTTCGCAAACAGGGTCACGGGAACGGGGTTGGTCATGACTTCGACTCCTCCTTGGAGCGCATAAGGGAATGGGGTTTGGCGGTCGGCACGAGGCCGCGGTTGAGGCAGTCGGGGCAGACGTCGCCCCACAGCTCGGCGATGAACCATCCGCGGTCGACGAACGTGCACAGGGGTGGTTCGGTGCTGAACGGCTCGCTACGGGTCTCGCAGGTTTTCTCGTCGCAGTACATCCGCCACTTGTGCGCGGCGTCGTGCGCTCGGGTCACTGGGGATCTCCGATCGAAATAGTGAGCCAGAGAGAGCCTTCGGAGCCCTTCTCGGCGGGATGGATGACAGGCATCGCCTTGGTCATGAACTGCGGGGTGTCGTCCGGCACCAGCCCGTGATCGACCAGGCCGTCACACGCGGCCTTGAGCACCGGCATCAGGTTGTCCGAATCGCGCCGGCGGTTATCCCGGGGCCGGTAGTGCAGGCACACCGCGGCCCGCTCCAGACCGGTCGGAACCTTCTGTTGTTTCGCGAGCCACGCCGTGGTGGACCGGATCTGCCGCGTGAGACGCGCCCGGGCCATGTAGTGCTTCCGGTCGTTCATCGACAACGGCGGCGACGTGTACGGCAGCGCGAGAGTGAACACGTCGACTCCGCTCACCTTCTCGGCGCTCACGGCAACCTCACCTGGAACGCACGGGCAGCACGAGCAGCCGCCAACAAGGCGAGGCCCTCCTCCTCCGCCGCATCGGCGTCGAGGATGTCGTCGCCCACCCACACGTCCTCGTTCGCCACCGTCGCCAACGGCCGCCCGTCCGCGCTGTTCCACGAGACACCGTTCTCGTCGATGTGGCTGGATTCCGGCAGCTTCACCACCGCGTAGCGGTGGAGGATCGCGTTCGCCAGCTCGATGGCCGGGCCCATCACGAACTCCGTCGCGGCCGGCATCAGCCGATCGGCGATCAGGTCGGCGAGTTCATCCCGCGACAGAATCACGCGTCCTCCTCGTTCAGGGTCTTCTCGATGGATTCGGCGATGTGGAGTGCGCCCGCGTCGGCCGTGCGCTCGAACACCTCGCGCATAACCTTCGCGATGTACGCGGCGGGTTCATCGTCGGTGTAGATGACCAGTCCCGAATCGAAGGGTGGGTAGTCGATGCTCACCTTGCGGTCCTTCATGCCGCACCGCCGATCCCACGACCGGAGACCTCACGCAGGTACTCCTCGACATCCACTCGCCACCAGCGCAACGGCGAGTTCCGACCGGTGCCCGTCTTGAATGCCTTACGGAAGAACGGGTGAGCCTCGGGGTTCATCCGGTACTTCTTGATCATGTTCGGCGAGCGACCGATCGCGTCGGCGACCTCGTCGAGGCTCATGTGAGCCGGGTTGGGGCTCTTACGCATCGAGCCGTTCCTTTCAAGTTGTTTCGGGTAGGTGCGCCAGGGGTAGCGTGGTGCGCACATCTGGTGCGCCGGATCAGGACTCCGTCGACACACCACCCCTGGCGGGTCTTTCAGGCGTCGAGCGTCTGCTGCTCGGGCTTCTCGATCGCTTCGAGGCGGGCCGTGATCAGCGCGCGAACGTCCGCCTTGCTCGACTTGTCCGCGATCGCCGTGGACTCACGCCACAGCGCCTGCAGCTCGGCCTTCTGCGAGGCGGACTGAATGGCCTTGACCATCGAGTCGACATCGACCGTGACCGTGTCGCCGGCCTCGTCGTGGTCCGTCTCGTCGTGCCCGAGGGACACCTGCTGCGGGACACCGTCCTGCACATCCTTCGGAGCCTCGGCGCGGCCCGGGTGCACGATCGTGCCCCGCACCAGCGCGGCCCGCTGCCCCTTGTTGTAGAGCGAGAGACCGAACTGATCACCCAGGGACTTCGCGCACCGCTTGACCGCCAGCGAGATCGCCGACTTCATCGCCAGATCGTGCGCGTCCCCACGCTTCTGGTTCTGCGCGGTGCCCGTCGACCCGTCCTCGTAGTGGCACACCTCGCGCCCCTCGGGGTCCTTGATCGTCAGGCGCACGGTCGCGCGGTAGCAGACGTCGAACCGACCCTTGCCGTCGCGCGGATCCTCGAACACGACCTCACAAGACAGGAGCTCGGTGTCCCAGTTGCCGAATCCGAACACGCGGATCAGGTGCGCGGTCACGTCCTGCTGAGAGACGTGCGCATTGCCCTTGCCGTCGGCGAGAACGCGAGACGGGTTGATCGGCTGCAGGAGCTGGTTGACCTGTTCGGGAGTGAAGCCCATCAGGACTCACCGCCTTCGAGCGCCAGAACCTCAGAGAGGTTCAGCGCGCCCCGCTCGGCCATGCCACGCACCAGCTCCACAACGTTCTTCGCCGGCGTGAACCGCGGCGCCGGATCCTTCGCCGGCGGCACGGACACCGCCACACCCGGCAGATCGAAGTAGTCCTCCGAACCCGCCTGCTCGTGCGCCTCGAGGATGTACGCCTCGAAGCTCTTGCGGCCCTGCTCGGTCAGCTCGATCCGCTGTTCCACGACGTCCTCGCCGAACAGGTCGACGGCGAGCGCGTACGCCTGGGCCTCGTCGGTGATGACGATGGTCGGCTTCGGCTTCGACGGCTTCGGCACGGTCGCGTAGCCGAGTTCCTCACCGGTGTCGGTGTAGGCGTAGTTCGTGCCACGCACCACCAGAGACGACAACGCCGCCTTCTCACGGGTTTCCGCTTCGGCCAGCAACTTCTTCGCCGCCGCGATGGCAGCGAGGTTGCGGACCGTGGTGTTGAGGTCGTTCACAATGCGTCCTCTCGGTCTGCGTCGAGCAGCAGCTCGGCGTGGTATTCGACGCTGTCGTCGGCGAACAGCGCCGCGCAGTCGTATTCGTGCCCGAAGACGGTGCGGGCGCAGGTGCAGTCATCACGCCACCGCATCGCGCGCCTCCTTCTCGGCGTCGAGCACGGCGGTGTAGCACGGGGCACACATCCCGCGGCCCTTGAGAATCACCGTGCCGGGCCACTTCTCAAGCGACTGGTTCGGCTTGCGACCGGGCTTGCCGCACTTGAGGCACGACGCCTGGCACACAACGGTGGTCGGCGAAGCGCTCACCGGACGAGGCTCGATGAGCCCGAGCATCTCGAGCATGTCCCGGACCTCGTCGGTGTTCTTCGAGTGGGCGGCGACGGTGCGCATGGCCGGGGCGATGGTCCAGTCGACGAGGTTGGTGTCTCCGAAGATCGCGGACTCGGCGATGTACTGACTCGGTTCGCTCATCACTTCACCGCCGTGATCGCGGAGGCGTTGACCTCGCCGAGGCCTTCGCTCTTGCTGCACACCTCGGCGATGACGTCGAGCTCGTCCCCTGCCCGCAGGAACTCGAGGCGCATGTCCTCGTTGTCTTCGGACCCTTCGAGCCATTCGAGGTACTCGTCCTCGTCGATCTCGATGTCGGCGGTGCATTCGTGCTCGACCGTGACGGTCACGCGAAAGGTGCGAGTGTTCATCGGGCACCCCAGATCCGCGACCGGCCGGGGCAGCCCTCGCACACGCCGTCGGTCCAACCGCAGCACCACGAACCCGACTCGACCGGCTCCGGCAGACCGCAGTACGACTCGTGCTCCGGGAAGCCAGGAGCGGTGCCGGCGCACGTGCACTCACCGCGCGGGGCAAGGCCCGACAGATGCGGGACGATGTAGGCAATGGTCATCGTCCACCCCCGGCGTAGTGAATGATCGCGCCGATGACGCCGGCGTAGGTCCCCAGCCAGACCACGACGGCCGGGGTGAGACGCATCGGCTTCGGCGGGGTGTCCTCGTCGGACGGGGTGGGCGAGGTGTCCTCGTCGTGCTCGTCGGACTCGGCCTCGACAGGCGTGGCGGAGAACGGGTCCATGACCTCGAGCTCCCCCTCCTTCACCGCGAAGATCTGCGTAAAGGTCTCGTGCGCAATCGGAGCCGGTTCGATGCCGGCGGACACGAGCTCCTGCTCGGTCAACGGACGGTTCAGAATCGACATCTCAGGCCCCCTTCGCGATCTCGACCGGAGCAGCCTCGAGGAATCGGGTACGCACGATCCGCAACGCCTCGTACAGATCCAGTCCGCGAGCACGGATGATGTAGTGGGTGTGCTCGGCGGTCTCGAGGACCTCGACGTGCTCGCCGGTGAAACGCTCGTCGACGTGGAGCGCGGCGTGCCAGGAGCCGTCGTAGGACAGACGCTGAAGGGTGAACACCCCGAAGCCGGTGCGTCCGGCGCCGTACTGCTCGATCAGGTCACTGATTTCAGTGCCCAGATCGTCACTGCTAAGCTGGTAATGCATCTCGATCCCTTCCAGGTGATTGATGTCAGGCCGTCCCGCCGCAATCGGGGCGGCCTTCTTCTTTGCCTCCACAGCTGCAGAGGCGGTCACGCGATCGCCCGATGACGAGTGGTGAGTTCACCGCTTGCCACAACGGGCACGGCTGCGGCCTCATGGGCCGTAAAAAGTTCCTCCCATTCACGGCCCAGGCGGCCCGCGATGGCGCAGGCGAGGTCCTCGCTGATGTTGGTCAGCTTGCCCGCCTCGATCTGCCAGATGGTGGCCTGACTGCGCTTGACCAGCATCGCCAGCTCGCGCTGCGTGAAGTGGTTCTGCTTGCGCAGGCGGCGAATCTGGCCGGGGTCCTTGACCTTCATCCAGACTTCCCTTCGGTTCTTCGGCGGTCGTACTCGTCTCATTGTGCCTCCCAGTTGTCGTGCTGACAAGTGGATAGTTCACCATCGCCCACTTACTTGTCAAGCCGAAAAGTGGGTTGCGTCGGTCCCACCTGCAAAGATGCATGTCGTAGTCATCGCGCCGACAAGTGCGGTCGCTGGTACCAGCAAATGACGAGAGAGGACCTTGATCGCCATGACCGAACAACCCACTCCACCGACACTGCGCGACCTACTCGACCTCGCCATGGACAAGCGCGGCACCACCTCCGGCCGCCGCCTCGCCGAACTCGCCCGAGGACACGGCTTCGAAGTCACCCACACCACGATCAACCAGATCCGGTCCGGGTCCTACAAGTTCCGCCCCTCCGAAGACACGATCGAAGCGTTCGCCTGGCTCGCCGGCGTCCCCGCCGATACCGCCTACGCCGCTGCCGGCCGTCGCACCCCTGGGCGCCCCTTCGCCGACGACCTACCGCCGGGCGTGGACAACCTCGGTCCGCGTGAACGCAAGGCTGCCGTGGAGCTGCTGCGTGCATTCGTCGCCCAGCAGGAGCGCATCGACCAGCTCGAGCGCGAGGCAGGCGGCAAGCACCCAGGCTCGAACCCCGGCAATCCAGGCTTGCGCCTCGTCGACCCCGCCGACACCCTCGCCGCGGAGACAGGCCGAACACAGGCGGACATCGAAGACGAGGAAGCCGACCGCTGGGACGGTGTCGACCCGCCGGGACCGGACGATGGCGTGTAGCGACCTGCTACACAATTCGGCTCGTTTGACAAGCGAACAGTTCGCACGGGTGTTCTAATTCCGTACATGTCCCAGAACCGCAAATGGCACCCCTGGCGACATCTACGAGAACACTTCCCGCACGTCGATGTCCATTTTGTAGACCTGAAACCACTCGGCCTCAAAGGCCGACTGACCCCCAGAGGAATCGAGCTCCACCGCAACTCGAGGCAACGAGAACGACGCTCCACCCTCGCCCACGAAGTGAGCCACCTCGAGCGAGGCCCGGTCCCGAAGCACCCTCACTTCGCACTTCGCGAAGAGCTGGTCGTCGAGGAGATCACCGCACGCCGGATGATCCCGCTCCCGGATCTCGTCGACGCGGTGCTGTGGTGCCAAGGCCGCATCGACGACGAAACTGCCGAGGAACTCTGGGTCGGACTCCATGTCCTCAAGACCCGGCTCACCACCCTTACCCCACAGGAAAAGCAGTGGGTCGAAAGCGAACTCGCCCGCCGCCTCAACTGACACGCACCGCCTGGAAGGAACACCGATGCGCAGACACGCGCTCGCTGACACCACCACCCAGATCCCCCCGGCGCCCGTCTCGACTCGGGGCCGCAATGGCTAGACCCAGCCTGCCCCTCGGAGCCCACGGCAAGATCGCCCGCACCCAACTCCCCGACGGCCGGTGGCGCGCAAGCTGCCGCATCCGCGACATGGACGGCGTCACCCGCAAGGTCTACCGCGAAACCCCAGCCGGCCAACGCGACCGCACCGGCGCCGTCGCCGAGCGATACCTCCTCGAAGCACTCCTCGAACGGGGCCTACCGCAGGATGGGGAGATCTCCGCCGCGACCAAGGTCGAAGTGCTGTGGACCGAGTACCGGAAACAACTCGTCGACGGCGACCGCTCCCCCGCCACCATGGAGGACTACGACCGACTCGCCGCGAGGATCTGTGCCGGCATCGGACAGCAATCCATCCGCGAGGCCACCACCCAGCAACTCGACCGGTTCCTTCGGGAGATGGCCGACCGGCACGGCGTGCCCACCGCACGCAAGACCCGCGGCATCCTCTCCGGCATGTTCAAGATCGCCGTCCGCTACGGGGCCCTGACCACCAACCCGGTCCGCGAAGTGTCCGACCTGGCGTCGCGGCGCACCGCCCGCAAACGCTCGAAGTCGATGGACGCCGCCGCGCTCGCGCAGCTGCTCCACGACGTCCGGCACTCCACCGCGCCGTGCCCGGTGGTCCTGTCCGACTGGCAGAAGAAGAAAGGGCTGCGCACCACCAGCAAGCCTGGTCAGATCCCCACGGTCGCCCAGTACTGCGACGGCGCGGACCTCGCCGACGTGATCACCATGTTCGCCGCGACCGGCTGCCGCATCAGCGAACTCCTCGGGATCCGCTGGAAGGACCTCGACCTCGAGGCCCGGTCGGTGACGATCTCCGGGAAGGTCATCCGCGTCCGCCGCGTCGGCATCATCCGCGAGAGCACCACCAAGTCGGCCGCCGGCATGCGCACCCTTCCGCTGCCGGGGTTCGCGGTCGAGATGCTCGAGGCCCGGGAGCGGCGAGCAGACATGGTCTTCCCGTCGGCGGTCGACACCTACCGAGATCCGGACACCGTCTCGCGGCAGTGGCGGCAGGTGCGCGCGGCCCTCGGGTTGGAGTGGGTGACGACCCACACGTTCCGGAAGACGGTGGCGACGCTCATCGACGAGGAGGGGTTGTCGGCTCGGGTGGCCGCCGATCATCTCGGGCACGCTCAGGTGTCGATGACCACCGATGTGTACTTCGGTCGGGGCCGGACTCACTCGGTCGTCGCCGATGCACTCGATGCTGTAGTTGGTGGGAGTAACCGGTACGTTTCCGGTACATCCGAGCACCCTCAGACAAAAAAGGACCCCAGGTGA